AGTCCCTGTAATCGAGTCCGTGTCATTAGCCAGTGCGTTGGCTAACTCATAAGTAGCGTATTTGATGTCGTTTGGAATGCTGGTGCAAACCAACTCCACACGATCAACGTGATAGTTATTGCGAGGCCAGCTCAGTGCTTGGTTGTCATCGCAACGATCCCCGTAGAAGTTCAACGTATCGATCCAGCGCGTGGCTGAGATCAGCGCTCGGTTCTTTGCGTCGTCAGATTTGTTGTCCCACTGCGTGCTGCTTGGAACGGTTTCAAAATATGCGTCGGCTTCTGCCAGCGTCACAAAGCTGTTGGCTGTCTCGCTCTTCAGTGTGGCGTTGAT